ATACAAAAATATTTGTATAATTAAATTAGCCTATTTTTGGGCAAAAGGAAGGAGTTGGTTATTTTGACCAAACTTTTGACTTTGCCGGTTCCTGTTAAATGCGAATGCTAAGGCTATCACAGCGGAGCCAAACCGCTTAAGTGACGCAGTAAATCAAGAAATCGGTAGTCCTTTTGCTGATGTCAGATGTTGAGACGAAGTTCACTGGTTCCTCACCAGTTAAAAAAGCGAGAGAAACCTTTGTACTCACTTCTGACTGCAATTTACACAGGTAAAAAAATTGGGAACAAGTACCGATGAAAGGACCGTCGGTGCTTGTTTTTTTATGTCAAAAACAACTCTGCCCTTTTGCTCAGGTCTGCTATATCAAGACATTCACAAACTTTTCTTGCTTCTCTTAAAGTAAATTCGGACTTACCCGTTATTTTAGATGAAAGAGAGTTGGGTGATATGTCAAGTTCTTCTGCAAGTCTTACCTGTGTGTAGCCTGCATTTTTTATTAACTCTTTGAGTTTCTTAGAATTGATTTCCTCACCCCCTACCTTTATTTCCCTGTAATGTGGTATCGGTTCTTTACGCTGTTTGCTTAACTTGTATTTCATCTCAACTCGTGATATTATTTATAATCAGAGAGGAGGTGAGAATATGTCTGCGATTAAAGTTAAGGTTTCAGAATTATATGAACAAGTAAAGTTGATGAAAGATGACGGCATGATTTATGCAACTTTGTCAATTTTGAAACAAGACCCTAAATATGATGTACCAACTTCTTTATTTATAGAGGCTTGTAATGACACCGACCCTATTGATGTCTCATATGATTCTCTTTACAGTGTCGAATAACTGATAACATCAAATCGGTTGAGCTTTATGTTCAGCCGATTTTTATTTTGTAGTTTATCTTACTTTCGGATGTATGGTTTATACGGTTCATCAATTGTTTTATTTCCCATATCACATCTTCTTTTTGATTGTCACTACTGAAATTATTCAAGCGTATAACAACATCGTGTTTACCTTTTTTGTAGTTCCTACTTTTAATGTATTTAGCAAACATTCCTCTCACCCCCTTGCAGTTATTTTCCTGTAATGTGGTATCGGTTCTTATGCGGTTTTGTAATCAAAAAGATACTCGACCTGTAATGTTGGAAAGAAATTATCACGGATTGCCTTAGCTTCTGAAAATTTGAGCCTATCATATGAGTTAAGTTTTGCAGAAACAGTTGATGCATCTATTCCAAGCACACGAGCTATATCCTTATTGGTTACTTTGTTTCTTGACTTTTCAGCTTCCAAGTTTGGATACATAAGATTATCTCCTTTCGTAATTCACGCAATTGCGTTTGCTGTAATTAAAGAATACACGCAACACCGTAAATTGTCAAGAGGTTTTTAAAAAAATATTTTTGTAATTTCGTAAATTTGTATTGCATTTTTGCAAATAGCGTGTATAATGATGTCAAAAGGAGGTTGCTCTTATGACTATAGAAGAACAGCTAAAAAACGAAATTCTGAATAATTATAAAAGTGTTCGTGCTTTTACACAGAAGATTGATATACCGTATTCAACTTTAGATACGATTTTCAAAAGAGGCATTGGTGGCGTAGATGTAAACACTGTACTTAAAATATTTAATGAATTATCTTTAGATATAGAAAGTATTGATAAAGGTGTATTAACTCACAATGATTCAAAAAATAGTCCTGTATTAAACACTTATGAGAAAAAACTAATTTCTTCTTATCGTTCTTTGAATAATCAGGGCAAACAAAAATTGCTTGAATATTCAGAAGATTTAATCGGCAACGCAAAATACACAACTCCCGATTTTTCAGACATAAAAGAAAAACACGCCTGATTTCAAGCGTGTAGGAAATATTATTTATATTGAATTTTGAATACTATAAAACAAGGAGGATTCCGTATGTCAGCAAAAGAAAAAATTATTAACCTTATAAACGACTTTTCAGAAGAACAGCTTGAAGAACTGCTCACTATGTTGCAAAGTTTAAGACATATCGTAGATGACGCAGAAGATGACGCTTACTGCCAGAAACTCTATGACGAATACAAGAATAACCCGTCTGACTCAAGCGAAAATGTCAGCCTTGAAGATTTTGCCAATGAGTTGGGGATAAATCTGTGATGAAGTATAAAATTGAACTGAACAAAAAGGCTCAGAAGTTTATTAAATCTCAGCCCCGTAATCAACAAGAACGGATTTTGAAAGCTGTTTCAAAACTTCCTGACGGTGATGTAAAAGCCTTGTCAGGAAACAGCAACGCTTACCGTCTGCGTGTCGGCAATTATCGTGTTATCTATGAAATCAATAACGATATTCTTCTTATAACAATTGTTGATGTCGGCAACCGTGGTCAAGTCTACAAGAGAATGTAAATATTAGAGTTCAAAAAAAGAAATACATGAAAAACATATAACTCAACTATATGGTACTATGGCAAGCTATTGCATTGAGCACAATTGCCCTAAAGAAAATGTTAAGGGAGTTTTAATAACAAATATTCAACTATCTCCTATGGCTAAGAAAATGGCAAAATACTTAGGTATAAAATTCAAAGAAAATATTGAAGTTGATGATTACCCATGTATAAAATGTAATATTGGTCGTGATATGTATGGTGAAACAAAAATATATCATTTGCCTTTCGACCAACAATATGATTCTACTAAAATCAGCAAGAAAGGGGAATTCTACGCAATGACGGTGGCTGAAGCAGAAGAAGCAGGATTTAGACGAGCCTTTAAATGGTTTGGTAATTAAAAAATCCCCGTACTGCTGGAACAGTACGAGGAAAATTGAAAGGGTGTCGGCATTTTTACTTGGTGGAACAAGAGCCGATACCACATTACAGGAGATGATATTATGGCAAAAGCCAAAAAACTGAAATCGGGCAACTATCGTGTTTTAGTACCTGACTACAAAGACGAAAACGGTAAATGGCATTATAAATCGTTTACCGCCCCGACCAAAAAAGAGGCAGAGTATACCGCCGCAGAATTTACACACAACCGTGAAAATCGGGAATTGTCATACAGTAATATGACCCTTGCTCAGGCATACCGCAGATACATTGACAGTAAATCCGCTGTTCTTTCCTCATCAACTGTTGACGGATATGAAAAGAACCTGCGAAACGATTTTAAAGCGCTTATGCCGATGAAGCTTGACAACATTACTCAGGAGCATATTCAGTTGGCTGTCAACGAAATGTCAGCAAAGTACTCACCCAAGACCGTGAGGAACTCACACGGACTGCTTTCGGCAGTTTTCAAAGCGTATCGCCCCGGGTTTATTATAACAACAAGACTTCCGCAAAAGGTTGAGCCTAAATACATAATCCCGACAACCGCCGAGATTAACATTTTGCTAAATAACGCAAATGATTTTATTCGTGTGCCAATCCTGCTTGCAAGCTCGGGCAGCCTTCGCCGTTCCGAAATTTGCGCCTTAACTCCCGATGATATTACAGATATAGGTATCACCGTGAACAAGGCCGCTGTCTATGACAAAGACAATAATGTTGTTATTAAACCGCCAAAGACTAATGCCGGAAACCGATTTGTACCTCTTCCCCCGCATATCATTAAAGAAGTTCGAGAATGGAAATATTTCGGTTGTACCCCAACCAAACTGTCTAATGCTTTTAATAAGCTTGTCGATACAAACGACATACCTCATATATCGTTTCATAAGTTAAGGCACTACTTCGCCTCAGAGCTCCACGCAAAGGGTATTCCTGACAAACATATTGCCCAAATAGGCGGTTGGAAATCTGTGTCAGTCCTGCAAAATATTTATCAACACACTCTTAGGGATAAGCAAGAAGAAATGAACACCAAAATCATCAACATTTTTGAAAGTAATTTTTCAAAAGAAACGAACAATCAAAAGAAAGCATAATTTCGTGTTGAATTTCGTGCGTGTTGGATTTCGTGTTGGATTTTAAATCAAAAAAACAATTTTTAAAGCAAAAAATCAAGTTTTAACGCAAAAAATGTTTTTAAAAAAACAGGCAAACAGCCGATAAACACTAAACATCGGCTTGTTTGCTCAGTTTTATATATGGCGGAGAGAAGGGGATTCGAACCCATTCTCTCTGCTTTATTATTGCGATAAATACTGACTTTTATTTTCAGTGTGTTGGATTTCGTGTTGGATTAATGTTGGATTAAGCACACAAACTTCTGAATGTGTTACCGCCTGCTATACCGTCGGCAGTCAAGCCGTGAGCCTGCTGATATGATTTAACTGCGTATTCTGTACCGTTACCATAGATTCCGTCAAAACCATTCGGATCATATCCATTGCAGATAAGCAATCCCTGTAAAACTTTGGTAATATTTCCTCTGCAGCCTTTTGATATAACAACAATTGCATTATGAGTACCCACACCGTAAATTCCGTCAACAACAAGGTTCATTCCAAACTGACGGTTAAGTTCTTCCTGCAACTTCATAACCAAATGTTTTTTCGTGTCAGAGCCGTAGATACCGTCAACCGTTGCACCTACCCACGCCTGTACAGCTTTAGTGCCGTAGTATTTCGGCGTTGTAATCGTTGTTGCTGAACTGCCCTTATAGTCAGCAATAAATATAATGTCGGTATCAACATTTCCGTTAATGCCGTTGACTTTTCCGCTGTCGGAGTTCTGCCAGATGTCACAAGTACGGCACGGAGAGCCTGTTTTCCATTGAGCAAGCCAAATTGCATATTGCTTTTTGAGTTTCTCATAGTTAAGATAGCTTGTAAACCAACTTGCGCTCGCATACACTCCGGCTGAATAGCCGTGAACTTTGATGCACTCGCAAAATGCTACTGCCATTGCTGTTAAGGTATCTTTGCCGAGTTTGGTCTGAGAGCCAAGCTCTAAGTCATAAAACACCGGTAAATCAAGTTTTCGGCCGTTCAAGCAATAAAGGCAAGCACTTGCTTCCTTTTTCGCCTCGGCAACGCTGTACGCATACGAAAACCAATATACACCGACTTTCAGTCCTGCGGCTTTTGCGTTCTTGTAATGTTCTTCAAACTGTGCGTCTTTCTGATATGTTTCTCTACCAAAGCCGGCACGAATAATAACCGTGTCTATACCGTCAGCCTTGACTTTGTTGTAATCAACATTCGTCTGACAGAAACTTACATCAACAGCAGTAACTTTCATTTTTAATCACTCGCTTTCTGTTCTGCAAATATTTTTATACCTTCAATAAATGCTCTTGATTCAAGTACAGCAATATAATCTGCCATTGCTTTAATCTGCATATTATATGCGTTGCGTGGACAAGTCGGAGCAAATTTCAGTTCTCCTTTATCCCAAGCATCAAGCATTTTCTTCAACCTTTTATAACGGATTACCAATTGCTGATATTCAGCTATAAATCTTTCCTTGTAATCCTCACTACTCATAAGTAACGCCGTATCGTTCAGAAGGTTCTTTCCCTTTTCAAAAAATGTGTTTTCAAAATCTTCTTTGGGCGACCACGACTCGTGACCGTCAGCGTGCTTAACATGATAACCTTCATCATCCGGATTTTCGTCCGTAGGTATCTGCCAGCCTCTGTATGTATTATAATCGCCTCTTGTCATCGGCTCGGCTTCAATTTTTTTAACTCCGATATAAGTTTTCATTACTGTTTCTCTCTTTCGTAAAGCTGTTTTGCAAGGACATATCCTTCAAGTTCCCACAATTTGTTTTCGATTCTTGCCATACAGATTTCTGTACCGATTTTTTCATCATAGTTTGCTGGGTCAACTGCTCCGCTTGATTCAGTTAAGACAAATCCGTTTGGCAGTTTGCAACTTACAACGGTTACTTTACTGTAAACTGTTTCGACCTTAATTTCTGATTTTTCAAGTAATTCGTCAATCTGTCGTTTTGTAATGGTATTTTGCATTGTTATTCCTCGCTTTCTTTAAGCTCCGGCAAGCCACCGACACTTGTCAGCATTGAGAGAATGCCGGCAAGAAGTGTTGAACTTGCAACCATTACCCAGTTTACATCGCTCATTACTACCGCAACTGAGAGTGTTGCCGCTGCAGTCTGTGCCATTGTCTTTGCGGCTCTGATGAGTGCCGCAACCGCCCATTTCTTAATTTTCTGCTTATTCATTATTTTCATCCTTTCTTATAATAGGGTTAGTCGGTAAGTCCATGACCTTCTCATGCATATCGTCCATTGTGCCGTTCTGCCCGAGGTGATGATATGACTGATAGCATTTGTCATATGCATCCTTTGCATAGACCTCAATCCAACCTCTTTCGATATATTTTTCGCCCGACCGGATAAGCTCCGCCCTAAGCAATGACTGTGTGCCTTTGCCAATAGCCTTAATTTTGCTCCACTGCGTTTTTACTATCGCAACAATTGCTGCAAGTATTATACCGAATAGAGCTTGTAGCCAATATTGTATAATCCAATCTATCACGCGTTTGCACCTTCCAATGTTTTTATTTTCTCTTCAAGAATTTTCAATCTTGCTTCCACCTGTCCTTTTAAAACCTTTTGGCGATTTTTAAAGTTGACCTTGCACGAGAGGCTTGCCGTTTTGTTTGCATTGAGCTTAATGCGGACAAACGATGCCGTACCGCTGACATTACCTACAATGGTTGATTTTACTGTTTTGTTTAGCGCAAATTCAGTTAATCCGGCAATTGTAGCCTTCTTGGCATTGGCAAGCGTTAAAGTAACATCTGCTGTTGTCTTGCTTATATCAGAAACAACAAAGTCAAATACATTTCCGTCAAGAGTAATGCTTGAAATTGGAATATAAACATATGATGCAGAAGCGTATGCCGTTGAACAAGCTACATTCATTGTACCGTCAGCGACTGACACACTTAAATTAGTATTGGTTACACTTGTATAGGTTCCGTCGGCAATATCTGCACTGTTCGGTGAATCTTCAAGCACATCTGTCACCTTTGCTGTCTCACCGCCAAAGTCTGCATTGTTAAGGTTATAAAACTTAAAGATTTCATTGTAATCATCGGTAAGATTTGTGTCATATACCAATCGCTTAGGATTAACATATGATGACAGTGTGCCGAGATTAATTGTAGTTCCTGCCGTATTACTAAGAGCATAATACTCATTGTTTGCGTTCAGCACTTCTGCTTCTGTTGTTCCGTACTGATACATAATATCCGAAAGTACAAGCCGATTGACATCTGTCATCATAGTAGAATTGAGCTTGATTGCCGATGCATCTCTGTAGTGACCAATTTTAAGGTTATCAACAACAATGTTTCCGTACTTGTACTTGATGTTATTGTCATATCCCGAAATAATCGGAGAGAATACACCGTCAACGAAGCAGTTGTTAATGCTGATATTGCACGGCTCATCACTGTACGGTTCGTCTCTTGACGACAACCTCTGATTAAGCACAATACCATTGCCCTTGTAATTGCCGTACTTTGAGCTTTCGTCTTTTCCTGCACCGTAGAGTTTACAATTGTCAATGTAGTTAGTGCCGTTGTCCCAGTCGAGAGTCAGACAGCTTGCATATCTGTTCTTGATAATTGAATCCCTCAATGTCAACTTACCGTACTGCGCCTCAATTGCCGAGCCCCAGCTGTCAACATCAATATAGCAGTCTGAGATATTGACATGCCTTGTTGAAACCTTAATTCCTCTTTTGGCACATCCCTTTATTTCGCACCTTGAAATATTAATATAGCCGTCACCGCTGAAATCATCGGTCGGCCTTTCGATCAAGTAGATACCGTCACCGTCCAGCTTAACATCTCCGGAATTATATCCGTCAATATCATTAATTCGCACATTAACAATGTTACCGTGTTGACTGTACCCGTTTCCTGCGCTTGTCACGCCAATGCCAAATGAATGAATGTATCCGTCTGGGCCGACAGTTCCGGCTTTAATGCCTGATATTTTGGCATTTCTGACATTAAAGTGTGAGCAGTTTCTCAAAAAATTAATACCTGCCGCTGTTGCCGATAAAGCATTGCCTGCATTAGATATATTAACATTGTCTATGTTTGCATTTGGGCAATTAATCAAAGTAATAATCTGTGACACTTTATTTTTGCCGTCAAAGTTACCGTCAATAACGGTCAGATTCTTACAACCGGTAAATTTGAAAAATGTACTTTGTACACTTGTGCCTGCTGAGTCTGTGTTGTCAGTAGCTTTATTGCAATAAATAAATTCAGCATTATCACATATAATTGTCAGATTTTCAACATTTTCGAGGGCTAACCCGTTGCATTTATATGTTCCCTTCGGAAAATATAAAGTTCTGTTGTCAAGCGGATAAAATACAAGCATACCAAGAGTAGTGTCAGCGCCTGTGTTATCTACTCCTAACGATCTGACGTTGAGCCAAGTCAAATTACTTGCATCAACATTCGGATATGTGTTCATGAATTGATTCAGCGTATCTTTCAGTCTTGATGCCATACTGTTTACAGCCACTATAATTTTCTCGAAAAGGCTTATGCCAGTTGAAGCACTCGGCAACATACCTTTCTGCCTGTTAATTCCGACAAGGTTGGTATTGAGTGTTACTGTATTGCCATTGCTATCTGCATAACTTCCGGTCAGGCTGAAATAGACTTTATCCCCCTCAAGCTCTGACGGTATGTCAAACACTGCGGTTTTGTCATCAGCTGTAAGGCTCACTGTACTTTTAACGATATTATCTTTTTCGCTCATAAAATTTGCCGTAACAAGAGCGCAGTTGTCCCAGTCGGATTCCATAAAGTAGCATTTGATTTTAGTGTATTTCTTTTCACCGAGAACCGGATTAAATCCGTCTCTGCGTTTCAGGGTATTTTTATATACTTCAAATTTCAGCGTATTCATAATGCCGCCCCCTATCGTTAATTACATTATATAGTTTTCTGCGAACTCAAAAAAGTTAAAACCCACAAAAAAGGACAGCGTTTCCGCTGCCCTCAATTTGTTTATTTACTTTTTTGCTTTTTGATTTTATCCTGACATTTTCTGAGAGCTGATTTAAACTTGCTTTCAGAGCCGTAGATATTCAGTAACTGTCTGTACAATGTGTGCGTTGTATCTGCATCATTGCTTTTGCTTGCCTCAATATACTTTTTAAATATAGGATCAGTTCGGCTTGCACTCTGCATCAGCTTTTTCATTTGATTCTTTGTCTTACCTTTATGCTCCATAAGGTATTTTTCAACCTTTTCATAGTTCGCAGTATCGCCGTTCTTCAAAAAGTCAAATGCATCCGAATACTTGTACAATTCGGGTTTGCTGTCACTCTCTTCTTCATTGTCGTACTTATCAAGTCCTTCTGCATTTTTTTGTTCATCTTCAAGGTCACTGACAATCGAATTAATGGCTTTTACAACGGTTGTTTTGTCAAAGCCTAAGTCAGAATACTTTTCAACCGTGTTTTCATATGCTGTCAAATCGCCGTTAAAGAACGCATTTCCTGCGGCAATGATTTCCGTATCATCTTCAAGCTCTGTTTTCAGTTTGCTGTTAATATAGCTTTTATCAACCTGCTTGCCTGTGGAAGTCTTTCCTTTCAGCCATTCTGAATAAAGTTTTGCAAATTTCTTTTTGTCGCCGTCAATAAGAGCCTCATAGCAGTAATTAGCATACATCTGCATAGACACTTCACCGTAGTCATTAACAGTCGGTGTACCGCCGTATTTTGTGAAGTTTTCAATGTGATTGCATGCTCCCTGAAACAAGTTCATCAAATTCTTTGTTGGAAGTCCTGTCAGCATTCCGAGTGTTCCCACAAGTGAAGAAATATTTTTTCTCAGCTTTTCGGGTGTATCGGAACGGGCAATGTTTATGATTCCCGTTATAAAGTCATTAATCGTGTCAACACCCGGAAGAGATAATCCGTAAAATTCTTCGTTTTTATCAATGAGTGCTAATACGGTATTGTACACCGTGTCACCGAAAAGGAACATGCCCGTTAATTCAGAACCGAAATCCTTCAACAGCCTTGAACCGACAGACCACGGAGTAATATTGCCGTCCTCGTCACGGTATCTGTCCCACTTGCCGAACAATGCGGCTATCAACGGCATCAAAATTCCGCAGGTCATAGCTGTACTGACAATAATTGCGGAGTAGGTCCTTGCAAGCTGTTTCTTTGCAATCTTAACTTCCGTTCTCGCCTGCTTCTTTTCAGATTCACTTACAGCCTGTTTGTAATCTTTAAGCCTTGCGTTGTATTCACCGCTTGCGTCCATTGCGGCATTTACCATACAGAAAACCTGACTTTTGCAAATTGTAAATATTCTGTTCACGGGATTTTTACTTCTCAAAATCTGTCCTTGTTGCATTACCGAACTGTTAGGCATCATATTGTTAATAATGTCCTCAAGCGTTTTTGCAACATTCGGCATAAATTCCTTACTGTCGGGAGATATTCCCATATTGCCCTTTACATGCTCATAGGCAATCCAGTAGTTCATTTCTACCATAAGCACATCATTTTTTTCAATCCAGTTTAAACGGTCAAGAGTATGTCCTACCCAACCCGAACTGTCAATCAAGCCTTTGTATCTGCTGATTTCTGCCATTTCACGGCTGTTGTTGCCCTGTTTTCTGTATTCAAGTATAGGAGTATATTTAGCAATTTCATCATACGGAATACTTTGCTTGTAGCTGTCGGGTAACGCTCTGTTTAAAAACGGAGTATGCTTTCCCGGACGAATGTGTTTAAGTCCTGCAAGGGTTGCTTTCCAGCCTACCCTTGCCGCTGCCAATGGATAAGAAGATAACTGTTTGATAGCCGAAGAGATATTTGCTGTCAGTACCGCTCTTATATATTTTCCTGTCAGCATATCAATTCTGCCCGGATCAGCCTGTTTTGTCGAGCCCTGCAAATCGCCCATGAGTTTACTTATGTATTCTTCGCTTTCGTTGCCCCATTGCTGTTTCATTATTTCCTTCATACTCGGGAAATATTCCGTTGTCGATGTGCTTTCCTTCTTTTTCTTTTGCTTTTCTTCCCTTTCAATGAAATCAAGAACCTCGTCAATGCTGAGCGTTGAGTGCGCCTCTTTTTCAACGCTGTACTTGACATCACCTTGATTCTGTGATTTAATATTGTCAGAGAATCCATACTTGGAACTAGGCAGAGGCAATTGGAGCCCATTACCCGTTAGCCAAGTATGGGTTCTCTTTTCATTTGGTTCAACATACAATATATTACTTTTATCAATCATATGTTGCAAATTACTGTCTTTGCCGTAGGCACTTGCTATTTTTATAATATCAAGGCTTTTTCCACCCTCTCCTATAGGATTTAACTCTAAAGCTACCAACACGGGATTATTTTTTGCATCGTAAACATCACCAAATAATACTAATCTACCTTTAACTGTATATGACTCCATAACAATAATAGGCGATTCCAAAACATTAGGCACTTGTTTAAGAATATCATCTGTCATTTCAGGGTGTTTGTTTTTGATTTTAAGTATTTTGGAAGTATCCCACCAAATATTTTTATCGTCAACACCCAATCTTTGAAGAACCTCTGATGTTGTTCCTACTCTGAACGAAAATCGTCCGCCCTTTTTATCCCATTCATCGTACTTATCGGTAAAGTGTTCGTCAATGCTCAGCTTGGATTTTTCTTCTTCATCCGCATGGGTGTTATTTTTTTGTCTGATATTTTCGGCAGAATTAAGGTTTTCTTCCTGAACAGCTTTAACAAGGCTGTCATTTTTGTGGTCGTAGCGTGGCATATTGAACACACGGTTAAATGTTTCAATCGGCATCGTAAGACCGCACCAGCTTGACACGCTTTTAATCTGAGAGGTAAGCTTTGCCGTTGCACCTTTAAGTTTCAGCCTGTTGTACTTGAAATTTTCTCTTTCATGAAGGAATGCTCGGCTGTTGATACTTCTGTTAATCAGCACATCGGCAAATGTTCCGTAAACCGTATCTTCGTCAATCGTGATAGGACAATAGTTTTTTACCTTTGCAATTTCATATCCGTATTTTTCGTTTGACACCTTGTTGACGGCATTCTGCATATCTTCATTGTACATCTCACGGCAAATTTCATAAACAGTTTTTGCAATCTCATTGTTCATGACATAATCCCTGATTCGTGAAATATCCGACTCTGTGGGAAGAATATAACAACCGCTGTCCTTTGAATACATAAGCTGTTGGTTTTTCCGTTTTATGTACTTGATATTCGGCACTTGATAACCGCTGTACATCATATGTGCCCTGCCGTATTCATCCTCATATTCAAGGAGCATTTCAACAAGCATATCGGCAGTAAGTCCAACTTTAACCTGTTCGCCTGTTTTCTTGTCAACAAGTTCCTCTTTGGTGTTAGGGTCTATGCCGTCAAATTCCATTGCCTGCTCTCTGACATAATCCTTTTTGGCTTTATATGAGAAACGGGACATTTGTTCTTCATACTTATTCGTCCAGTCAATGCTTAATTGTTCTGCGTCCGACTGTCCCTGATTCAGCATATCCATCAGCTGAACAATCACGCTGTCATTGTGATAACCCGAAATCATTCGTGCAAAGCGTATCGGATCTGACATATATTTGCGGTATGCCAAAAGCGTCCTCTTGGCAGTGCTTGCCTGTGTATTAGAACCTTTCTTGTGTGTGCCTGTAACTTTTTTGAGTTCCTCAGCACCTTTTCGTGATACAAGATAAGCGTCATACTCCTTGCCGTTAATGACAATCTTATTTGCAGCGTCAAGCAGTTTCTTTACTTCGCTGAAAGCTGTGCTTATTCTTTTCAGCTCACTAAGAGAAAAGTCCTTTAACGAGGTTTTTCCGTTTTTCTCGGCTTTCTCAAAAATATTTCTTACATCTTCAAGAAGCCCTGTAAAATGCTGTTTGATATTGCCTTTGTTGTCAAACACATTATATCCCAGCAAAGCGTTTCTCATTGCCGGTGGTAAAGTAATTTTTCCGTCAGTATTTGCAATTTCGCTGTTTAAAGCCGAAATAAGTTTCTCGGTTTCTGCTGACAATGTTACTTTGTTTACTCTTTCATCTTTTTGATTGACGGTTTTGTTATATCCCGTCTTTTCCGTAATGTCGTTTACACCTTTGGAAAATCCCGAATAATTGCCTGTCAATTCGGAGAGAAGTCTGTACAAAGGTTTCACAACCGAAATAGGAACATTATTGCTCGGCTTAGGCTTTAAGTGTCTGTTAATAAGCCTTTCAAGCGTTGTACTGATTTTCTGACGATACTTCGTTTTATCACGCTCAGCACGGTATTCTTCTGCAACCGTCTTTTTTGTTGCACGAAGAGTAATTCTGTATTCCTTTGCATCGCTTTTGATTTTATTCCTCAGCTTAATATCATTTTTGATATACTGCTCGGTTTTCTTATTGTTCTTTCTTACCAAAGATTTAATCTGCTTTTCGGCATTTTTCTTCTGCTCCGAAATCTGTTCTGCATATCTTGCATTCTTTTCCTTTAAGAGCAGTTCGTGTTCCTCGTTAGCCTGATTATATATTTCGGTAATACTGTGCAATAATTCTTTATTGGCATTATTGTCAAGAACAACTTCTTTTGCCTGTTGTTTCAAATATTCCGTAGCAACATCAAAAGCCATTTCAATTGCCGTTTCGTCAATTGACTGTACACTCTTTCCGTCAATTGAAACAAAATGTTCTGCAAGGTCATAGTTAATAAACCTTTCAAGTGTTTTGTATCCCTCTTCACTTCTCCAGTTAAAGGTTTCATCAATTCCTGCAATATCTCCGATAATCTCTGAAATTGAATTTCCGACATCTTCAATACTGCCCTCGTTTACACTTTCGATGAGAGCATATCCCTTTGCTGTTCTGATGTTGATTTTACCCATAAGTGCTTTACGGAAGTTTGTAATACTGCCGTAGGCGCTTTTAATAAAATCAATGTCACCTTTCGGAATAACAAGGGTAACCTCTTTCAGACTGTCGCTTAAATCCTTTGCCCACTCGGAATGCTTTTTGTCAATCAAGGAAGATTTTTTCAGATATTCTTTGCATTCTTCCGCAAGGCTCTCAATTGCATCGTTAAAACTCTGCGTATCATTTTTGACGGAATTTTCAAAGTCATTTACAACTGACTTAAACGCTTCAATTCTTGATTTGTTCTTACCGTTAAGATTTACTCCGTATTCCTGCAAAACATTACACACAAGACGGTGCATTCCTGATTGACCGATTCGTATATCCTTGCCCACGCTCATTCCGTGCTCGGCGGTTTTGCCTGCATAATGATATAAAATGCTGATTCGCCTGTCGGGGTTCTTTTCGTTCTTTACAGCGTCAAAAACACTTTTGCCGTCGTCATTCACAAGCCAATCATCGTATTCATCGTCAATTGAAAAATTCAGCGTATCGTGTATTGCACCGGCTTTTTCATCTTTAAAATCATAATCTTCATCAAGGCTGTAACGAATATCAGGGTTATTGCCGTCAAATGTTCCGATATTGTCTGTTGCAGATTTAACCTGAGTATTTTCAAATGCTATGAATGTTTTTGTGCTTCTTCCAAAACTGCCGACATCATTATTAACGATAACACCGTCATAATTGCTGTTTTTGAAATAATCATCTATCAAGGCTTTAGCGTTATGGCTTGCTTCATTAACCTTATTTTCCCATTCTTCCATAATTTCATCAAGTGCATCTCTTGATATGGATTTTTGGTACTCTTCTTCTGATATTTCACCGTTCTTTTTCGCATTCCACAGCTTTTGATATTCCTCGTTTTCTCTTTTCATCTCCTCGTTGAATTTAGCCTTGTATTCCTTATTAACGCTGTCTATCGCACTTTTAGCTTTCGTATATCCCTGTACATTCTTATCGTAAAATTTAACAAGTTCGCTTCTGTTGTTGACAATGAGGGGATTTTTAATAGAGGCATACAACGGCATTTGAATATTTCCGCCAACTCCGATATCGTTGTTTGTCGGTTTCATAAATATACCCGTAGGCATTTCACTGTCAAATTCTCCCGAGCCTTTTTGTTTTGTATCAAAGGTTGTAAACTCTTTTCCTGTTTGGTGGTACAAAACAAGCGGTTCACCGTTGTTGTCTACCACTTTACTTGCTTTTGCAGGGCTATTCTGCCAATCACCAAACCATCTGATAAATTGTTTGCTTTGAGTAATATTATTGATTTTTTTATTGACAATATCATCAATAGGACGTATAATAACATTGGAACCCGAATTTTTAAGTCGGCTGGGTAATTGGTACCCTGACTTCTTAAAAATATTCTGGGTTCTTTTTTTGTCTAAATAAAAGAATCCTGTTTTGCCCATTGTTTCCAAAGCAATGGCTTCTTTTATATAATCGTTGATATTATCCTTATCAAAATATGTTGCAACAAGATTAACATCTATGTGTGTGTTATTGTACATTCCCTCATAATCAACAGTTATCGGTGCAATTACCTGTTTTCCGCCAACTGATAAATCAACTAAAACAACTACTTTATGGGTGCTGTCTTTGCTCTTATTTTTCTTTACCGCAAAATCAGGGTGAGCTATTACCATAAGCGGATCAGAAATTTTATTGTAAATATCTTTTACGGCATCAAAACCTAAATTGTGATAATTGGTATTTTTATGATATCTCCCCTCACTTTTTGCTCTTGTATCTGATACTGCGACAGAATAAATATGATTTTTAGTCATAGCAAGAGGTAATGGTGCTAATCCGATTTTTTGTAAAATATTAGGTGTAATACCCATAATTACAACATTATCACTGTTGTAGGTGTTTTTTTCAATTTCATCAACTTTCTTTTCAAATTCCGCTTGTACTATGTTGTCGGTACTTCCCATTGAATATTTCTCAACATCCAACCTCTCCCCATTCTGAACCTCTGTTTGTTCGGTGATGTTTTCTCTTGCAGTATCTGCCGCCTCTGAAAATCTTTGAGCGAGTTTTTCAAGAGCTTCAAGGTCTTTGGCAAAGGCCTTGGCTCCGTAGTTTGTGCTTTTCCCAATGAGCCAATCCTTTACTTTTGCAATCAAAGACTTAATTGCCGCTGCAATTTTTGATTTATTCTGCTTGGTGCTGAGGGCAATATTGAGAGCCTTTTCATCTGAGGCAATGCTCATAAGTGTGTCGCATACAATTTCTTCCAGTGCGGCATCTCTTGTGTTTTCGTGTTCATCGGCCTGCAGTCGGTTGCCGTATCTCTCAATTGTGCGGTCAATCATCTTGTTAAGGTCAACACCCTTGCGTACAAGGTAGTCTGACACAAAGTCACTCAATGTTTGCCATTCGGTCGGGTTAGTTTTCTTAATCATATGTCCGGCTTCGTGTAAAGCTGTGGCAAGAATTTTTTGACTTGAAATTTCTGAGCTAAGGATAATATTACCGTCTTTTGCAACACCGTTCACTCCGTCAGCAAGGCGGTCCGAGATAATAATGTTTCGCCCTGTCTTTTGTGAAAGGTTGCCGAGTGTATTAATAAGCTCCTGCGGAATGTGTGAAACTTCCGTTCCGCTGTCTGCATACACGCCCACACCGCTTGTGTCTGCTCTGCCGTTGCGGTTGATTAACTCGGTCAGTCTGTTGGCATGATGTTGAGTGTTAATGTCAACATCTCTTCTGCCGGTGCTTAAAGCCTGACTTACAATCTGTTCACCGAGAATATTTGTAAGGATTTTATATTCAGAAGTTTCTCTGAGTGAATCAAGTTTAACACCCTCTCGACCAAAACTGTATGCGGCTGAATATGCTCTATTATATTTATAAAGCATTTCGTCATCAGTCATTCTCTGAGCCTGCGGACTTTCTCTCCATTCTTCAAAGTTTGAAATATAGTTCCTTGCACCGTATGTATCAAATTCGTTTGCACTGTGAACAATCGTATCAAACTGACTGTCAGAGAATGTTATGCTGTCCGCATTAACCTGTTTACCGTCATTTGTGTTGAACACAAGTGTATTTTCTTCATCACTGCGATTGATTTTTGCTGAGCTTTCAAGGCTTTTTAGTGCCACCTTGACAACTTTACCCGTTGAAGTATCTGTTGCAATAATGCCGTTTGGATGCTTCTTGCCAAAAGCATATACGCCGTACATTTTGCCGATATCCTCTGTATCGGCTTTTTTTGTTGCATTGATTACAGTGCTTGCCTGTGCCTGTTCTGCGTTCTGCTGTCCGTTCTGAGCCGTGTTCTGCTGTGTAGGGTTCTGTTCGCTCTGAACATCAACAGTCTTATTGCCTTGCTCTTGTGTGTCCTGCTTTTTAACTTGAGCAATTTTGTTTATAAGTTCAGGATTTCCGGCAACCTCTCTGTTGATAAGATACATAAGGTTGCCGACATCTCCGGCACTGATTTTTCCCTCGTTATCGGTTTCAACAAGTTTTTGCATATGTTTAGCATAGTTGTATGCCTTATCGTTTTTGTCAGTTGCCAGTCCTTGCCTGATGAGTAAATCAAGGTCAAAGTTTTCATCGGCCATAACAGCTTTACCGATTTGTGCGTTGCTCTCTTTATTTTGAGCCATATCAATTTTTGCACCTGCAAGATTGACACCTGCGGTAGCAAGGTTAAGCACACCGCCCGATATTGCACCGCCGGCAAAATCAAGTCCGACATTCTTCCAAAAGTCCCAGCTTGCGGCATTCTCCGCCTCAGCCTCACTCATTCCCTGTTCCATATAATTCTTCTTAGCAAGGTTGTATGAAGATAAATCCTTGTTTATTGCGTCATCAGTCAATCTGTTTGCAAGGTCGGTAAAAGCCTCTTCCGAGCCTTCAGTAAATGCACCTTTAAGCACATTGCCGACAGCCGCACGAAATGTGCTTTTTCCGCTGGCTCTAAACGCTGAGAGCTGTTCAAGAGATATTTTCTCAAACAAAGCTTCGGCAATACCTGATGCAATACCGGTCCTTACCGCATTGTCAATTGTACCGCCGTTTTTGATAACTTCATTAACACCGCTTACACCCGCAGAAGTACCAAGCAAAGTTAAACCCATTGCCGAACCACCGGGAATAAACTTATTCATAACCATATTGATAGTTGAATCAGCAATTCCCATACCTGCGGTATAGAGCAAAGAACCAAAATCATTGTCAATTTTTTCGGAAACTGATTGCCTTATTGCTTCACTTTTTGCTGTCTCGGTAGTGTCAGGATTTATATAACCGTCACCGCCGTTATATTTTTTATCAAGGTTAGCCGAAATGTATTGTATTGCATCGGGTACACCTCCGACAAATTTCTGACCTATGCTGTTTGCAGAAGCAATAACGGGATGTTTTTTAGCGTACATTTTTATACGGTCAAGGTTATCCTCTGCCTTTTGTTCTTCCTGTTCTCTTTCATACCATTTATACAAAGATTCGGTATTATAGCCTTTATCTTTAAGTTTTAAGAAATCTGCTTTGATTTTATTCCTTTCGCTCTCAGACAGTTTCTTGATGTAACTGTTATCAGTATTATCAGCTTCGTCAGCGTCTGAGGTATCTGTTTTTAAATACTCCTGCAAAGCATAATATTTCTGCAAAACAGTTTTTGCCTTGATGTCGTTATTAACAATATCGTCATACTCTTTTTTCTTCTGTTCAGAGAGTTTTGCGTTGTCGATTGCAGTTTTTAATTTTCCCTGTTCATCTTCAATTGCTTTAAGCCGGTTATATGCCTGTTCTTCATCTCTCTGATTCCACAAGCTGTTAGCTTCTTTATTAAGCTGATTATTATAATCTTCCAACTCCTTACTTGATGAGTTGTCATACATATGCTTATTAAGCCAGTTAAGCTCACTTGTTGTTGCGTGCAATCTCGCATTAAGCCTCTGCTCAAGCGTTGAGTTTTTATATTTGTTTTCAAAACTTTCCGTAAGTTTGTTTGCTTTGTCGCCAATATCGGCAAGAACAGCTTTCTGCGAATCACTTAAATCATACTCGCCGTTTCTCTGCTTTTCTGCAATCTGTTTGTCAAGCTCATCAATTTTTGAACTGTACTCTGAATAAACTTTATACTTATCCTTTTTTCTTGTATCAATACCTGTAGAGGTTACAAGTCCGTTATCAAGTGCATACTTGTTGCGTTCATCAACTAATGCTTTTCTTTCATCGGTCATACCTTTTAAAGATTGACTGTGAGCATATTCCTTAGCGTTCTGTCGGTTTATTTCCGTCTGCTTATTAACCCTGTCGGCAAGTTCATCATATTCTTTCTGCATTTTCTCGGCTGTTTTGGTGTCACCTGTTGCAACCGCCGCATTATACATGTATGTAAGTCCTTTAACTCTATCATTCAAAGACTTGTTCGGGTTTTTAATTGCTGCTCTAAAATCCTCTGCGGAGCTGTTTGCCTTATTCCAATTTCCGTTTAAAAAGGATTTTATATTTGAACCTGTACTTGAAGAAGTATTGTTGCTGTTCTTCTTGTGATTAATGATATTAAACATTTCATTAACAGTAATTCTCGGACTTGTTGTCCCTGTGTCATTGTTGCCGGTAGTATCTTCTGTTTCACCGCTGACAATTTGTCTGATAGTCATTTCAGAATTATGCTGAGGTTCAAGATTCCTTCCTGCTAAATCTCCGCTTCTTGCTCCTGCATTACTAAAATTATCCTTGCGGTACTTCTTACTGCTTTGCCTGCCTGTGATTATATCTTTTAATTCACCCATAGTTTTACTCCTTAGTCGTCAAGTGACAGTCCGTATTTGGCTGAGAGATATGCAACATCTGCCGCACTTAGCTGTCCCATATTGTGTCCCTGAATAATACTGCCTCTGATATACTTCTTATTCTTCTGCTTATCAAGTCCCATTGTTGTTGCGTAACTGTCGGCAAGTTCGCTGTTATACTTACTTCCGTCACTTGTTATGCCGATTTTCTTGTATAGATAATCCCTTTCGTCATCGTTGATATAGCCCTCACGATACTTTTCGTCAATGTATGTTTGAGCGTACACGGTGTAATTGACTGCACCGCCTTCTTTGTATAACGCTCCGTCCTCTTTGTTGCCCGTGCCCTTTTTAAAATCATTTTTCGTAACGCCCATTGAGGCAAATACAGCATTTGCATTTTCTGTTTTGCCTTTGTTTTTCTCAGCCTTTGCTTTTGCTTTTTCGGCCGCTTTCTGAGCCTTAGTGTAGGCTGTATAAGCCGCCTTATTTCTTTCATACTCAATCTTCTGAGCGTTTTCTCTTTCAGCCTGTGCATTTTGTGCAAGCTGATTTGCACTTACCGTGTCATACAAATAACGTTGACTGTCTGCTGCTCTTGCTGATGAGAGATTATTTACTGCTCCATTAAGTTTGGTGGAATAAACATCATTATTAGCACTGTCAAGGTTGACATCTGCCTGTCTGTCGGTTGAGTACCTGCTTGCAAGAAGATTAAGATAGTTCTTGTAGTCTCCTACCGTGTCACGATTACGGCTGTAATCTGTACCCTCAAGCGTGTTATAGAGGTTAAGCACATTTGCGTTTTTCTCCTGTTTTGCTTGATAGTCCTGTTGTGCAAGTCCTCTAAATGTACTTTCTGCATCGCTTATATTGCCCATACGCTCATTGTAAACCTCGTTTGCGACAGTATCGGCATAGGTAGGATTGTAACCGCCTGAAAGCTGATTAGCTGTGTTACGGCTCGTATCTCGTGCCATAGCGGCATTCTGCGCAAATTCCTTTCTGTACTGCTGATATGCCTTGTCTTGCATCGGGTCATATTCAAATCCTCTGCCTGTCAGATAGTTACTTATAGCGTCATCTAACTTGCCGCTGTAAGTGCTTTTATAATCGTCAGCCTGTCCTGTCGCTGTTGATTCTGCACCCGCAAGAGCGGCGGCACTCTGCTTAGTGTCACCGCTCACCGTCTGACTCGGTACTTCATTCATCAGGTCATTATAAATTTTCTCTTCGCTGTTCACGCTCAATGTTCTCACCTCACTTTATTTTCAGCTGACTGTTCAGATAATTGTAATAAGCGTCCGACTGTCTGCGCTGACTGTCAATACTTGACCTTGTGTCGGCACTCAATGTGTTGTGTTCATACTGTGCCTCGGCAAGATTTCTAATGTCAGAAAGATTACTCTGTGCCGCTGACATTTGTGTCTGCCAGTGAGCCAGTTCGTTTTGAAAGTTACTCATATCAAGGCCTTTGCTTGTGCCGTACTTATTTTCGTAGTAGTTCATAAAGTCGTAATCATCCGTTACGCTGTCCCTGTATCTCTGATATTGCGTGTTATCAAGGTTCTGCAATACACCGATTCTGTTCAGCGTATCTTCCTGCTGTTGCTGATAACTCTTGTAGGCATCGTTTTTGAGTGTTGGTACCTTACTTGCAAGCTCGTCCATATACTCGCCGAATGCCTTTTGACCAGCCGCCTGTGAATATGTATTGCTGTAACCGCCTGTGTTGCCGGCATAACTTCCCTGCACATTCTCCTGTGTAACCTTGCCCTCACGGGTATATTTTTCTTTTGCTTGCTGATATTCCGTAGAATTTTCGGGTGTCCAGTCAAATTTATTTTTTTGATATTGATTTGCAAGCTCGTCAATTGTACCCTTGTACTTGCTCGTATATCCCTTATTGATTTTGTCGGTGTATGAGTTTGCGTAGTTGTCAGCCTGCTGACGAGCCTGTCTTGTGTCGTAGCTGTCAGCATATGTCGGAGCTGATGAGGCAACACGGTTATAGTTATTAACCGCATTGTCAACATCGCCCGTGCCGTAAACCTTGTATGTATAAGCCATTATTTTTCACTTCCTTTTTGTGACTGTCCGATTGCAGAAAGAAAATCATCTGTTATGTTGTCGCTGTCAATGTTGCTTAAAACAAAAGCTAACTGTTCGTACATATCGTTTAGATAGTTCCGCATCTCACCTATGTCATTCGTTGAGGGCGGTGGGTCAAGTTTAAATGTTGCCACGCTTATCACTTCCTCTACTGTGCTCAATGTCAATTCCGTATATTTCGACCTGTCCTGTTCCTACAAGTTTAAGGCGCAGATATTCAGCTCTGCGTAAAGCTACGGCGAATACTCTCGGCTTTTTCTCGCTGTACAGCATTTCCGATACTTTTCGCCATTCGCCGTTGTCCTTATACTGCACAAACAAGCTGACCTTTGCTCCTTTTTCGGCTTTAATGCCGATTCGAATTTTTCCGATATTTTTCACATTAAATTCGCCGTCGTAAAGGTCACCCGTTTCTGCGGACCACTCAAAGCAATCTTCCTGTTGATACTCATATTTCGTATTGTCAACAAGAAGATTGTCCGCTTTATCAGGACACATAATGTTTTCTTTTGTTTCATCAATCCAATACAGAACACCGTTGTATGTGGTGCAGTCAATCATCTTTGCGGCATCTTCCTTGTGCCACAAGCCTTTGTCGGTGTCATACACAAGAAGTTCATGTTCTCCGTCATCTCTTTCTGCGGAGATATAATACTTATTTTCGTGCCGACCGCCGACTGCGTTCTTATAAGTATGCCCCCACAAAGATTCTTCGCTGATGAGAGCCGGCAGGCTACCGCTCTGATAAGCATATACACCGTTATGGCCAAGATAAAATAAGGTTGAGTTAATGTTTACAAGACTTTTTTCGCTTCCAATTTTGACACCCGGCACATTGTATTCTGCAAGGGTAAAGTTGCTCGGCTTTGTTCCGTAGATTTTTAATGCGTAGTTTTCTTTGAAGAAAATAACGCTGTCGCCTCGTGTTGCAATCCCTGTAAACTTTCCTTCTTTACCGCAGGTCATGGCCCAGCTGTCTGTACTGATTCCGTCACTGTATGCCTGCCAGTTACGCTCATCGCCTTGTTTACAACAATAAATTTCGTTTTTGTTGGAGGAGCAACACCACAAGCGGTTTTGCATTTCAACAATTTTCCCCTCATCAAAATCGGGTGAGATTCTTTCAACTGTGACCGTACCTGTGTACGGCACGCTTGATTCCAATTCGCACTTGATTACAAGCTCATTTTTAGAAACGTAATAAACCTTGAAAGTTTTCCCGTTAAGGTTTTCTACATAAGTCTTATCGGCGTAGCTTTCAGCATCTGTGCTGACAAGAGAGTCAGTTAATCCGCTGATTTTAACAAAATCTCCAACTTCAATATGCAATCCAATGTTTTTGGCTCTTATTGTCGTATAATTAAACTTTTGAGATAACTTTTTGAAATTCAAAAGCCTATTCTTTTTAAATGTACTGTCCTTCTTTTCAATTCCGATAACAGAATAAAAGTTGTTATAACTCTCAATTACCGTGCCTATCTTAATATCATTTAAGCTGAATATATCAACCATGTCTTTATTACTTGTCAACTGATATTTGGTGTCAGTTAAATCGTTGTTGGTATATAAAGTTACGAACGGTCGATAATTCTTGTTCGCACTTGCGTCATAATATGACCGTGTAATTGAACATAACAAATATGCGTAATCATATGTCGAGGCATCAAGTTGCCAATTACTCTTTTGTTCTATATGTGTGCTCAAATCTTCGTTTCGGCAGTCAATCATAGTCACCTTTTTGTCGCTCATATTAATTGATAATTTCTCGGGGAATACTACGACCTTGTTGCCGTATAAAACAATATGATGTTGCTTTGTTTGGTCAATCTCATCAATCTTTGTAACCTCTGAACCGATATGCAGATTCTTGTCCGAGTCAATATAAATAAGCCCTGAGTTAGCCGACAAAAGATTTGAGATGATTTTGATTTTGTCATCCGAAGTAATTCGGGAACGGTTTGCTCTCGGTGCAAGCTGTGGGTATTTATCAGAAGTCATATTTTTTAAATCCTTGAACTCTGTGTAAATACTGCTTGATGAGCTTGAAACCCTTGAAAAGCCTGTGTTCGGACTCCTGTTTAGTCCTCTGAACACACTGATACTCGTTGTGTCTCTCCTCGGTATTCTTAATTCGGGTAGCATATTGTCACCTCTTAACCAATATGAAAGTTATATCTTTTCTTTTGTGGGTGCGTCTTGAACCAAAACACTCCAAAATCCTGCCTCAGCTGATTATATACGCTCATATCAACGGAATATCTTTCGGCCTCTTCGTAGTCCCTGTCAATCTGTGCCGCACAATAAACCTCGTACATTCTGTCATACGGCGCAGGTGCAAGCAGTTCAAAGTCACGGTCCGTATCAATCAGATAGTTTCCGTATGTTCCGACAATGCAATTATCACCTTCACGATTACTTATTACATTGCTGATAATTTCCATTTCTACCTCATTAATATAACTTATAATGTCCTCATCAGACACATCATATCCGCTTTTAAGTTTTCGCACTCTTTCAATTACCTTATCAAGTGTCATATAATCAAATCACCTCTCAAATATTATTGTACGCAAAAAGGCGGAAGCTACCGCCCCCGCCCTTCTGCGAATTTTGTGTAAGGAGTACAATTTATTCCTTGTTATTGAATTAGATTCTGCCCTCGGCAATTGCCTGCTGGGCAATCTCGGCAGCCTTATCCTGCACGCCCTGCGCGAATTCAGCCTGCTTAATTGAGTTGTCAATAATCTCCGCAACCTTGCGTGGAATGTTCGTCTTAACACCTCTCGGAACAGTGTACTGCACTCCGTTGATATTGACCTCAATATTCTTGTTTGACTTCATCGAACCTGTCGGAGCGATGTACTCAACAAGTTCTTCACTTTCCTTGTTTGCCTTTTCAATCAGCTTTGCAAGTTCCTTGTCCTGCTTGATTTTTTCCGCCTTACGGTCTGTCGGCATACTCTTCTTGAGCTCCTGCAGCTCATCATACATTCCAAGGAGCTTATCAAGCTGAGATTTTTCAATTGTTACGGTATCGGCAGTAGTTTCCGCTGCCGATACTTCTGTATTTTCTGCCGTCTCTGCGGCTTTCTTTGTTGTTGCCATAGGTTATATACCTCCCAATCACGCCACAGCCGGAGAAGCTGTCTGTGCTACGGTGTTGAGTGTTGAAGCTGTTTCAATTCTCACCATTCTTGTCTGACCGATAATGCCTACACCGTGAGTTGTTTTCCATCCCTGTGTTGCTCTCTGGTCGAGTGGGTCAGATGTACCGCCTGAGCCAAAGCCCTTAACGATTGTCTGAGTACCTTCGCCCTCAATCTCAACAGTAACATAAGCATCTTTACCGAACACAAGAGTTGAATAAACATCAATCTTGCTTGCGCCCGCACCCTTGAACACTTTCGCAAAGTTCGACTGTACAAACTTAACATTACCGATTGTACCGATTTCCCCTTTGAAAATCTTGTCTGCGTGAGCATACTTAACTACGCTGATAAAATCCTTGTTGCTGATAATGTCGTACTTAACGTTCGGGTGTACAACAGCAACATAGTTTTCGCCGATAGGCTCAGCGTTCTGGCATTCAAGGTAATTGAGAGCTTGGAAAATTGTGTCAATAGTGAGCTTACTGTTGGGCGTAATCGCCGCACGGCTTGCAACCTCTGTAACCGTACCGTCAGAGCCTACAGCCGGTGCATAGATAACGCTTGTTCCGGCATTAAGAGCCTCACGGTCAATCTCTTCAATTGAGCGGCCAGCCTGTGAAGCAAGCTCCTCACTGTCCTTGGTCATAACATTATCACGGCTACAGAAACTTGCCCAGTCGGTAATCGGTGTATAAGCACCATACTGATTCACCGCAATCTCGACGTAGTAGAAGCTCATCTTATTACCGACAGGAGTAATGCCTTCCTGCAACGGTGTTGTAACAGTTGGGTACGGTGAAATACCTCTCTTGTTGTAGATATTGCCCGACTGTTTTGGAATTGTGTCATGCTCACCGAACTGACCGTGAACGCATTTCGCTGTCAAGTTTTTGAGAAACACTTTGTGATAAAATGTAGCCTTTTCGGGAGTCCAATCATTTCCCGATGTTGATGTCGTATTGCCGTAAGCATTGTAAACATAGCCGTTTGACTTGTTTACACCGCCTGCGTCAACCGTATTATCG